GTGATGAGTAAAACGAGAGAGCCTTTACAAAATCGGATCTCCCGCTCATCTGGGTTTCGTCCACAACCTTGTTTCGGAGAAAGAGGGCCAAATCTTTTAGGTGCGTGCGGTCGACAACACCCTCGGCCTCCTGACCCGCCCTCGGAAAAATCAGCTCTTGTCCCGAATCGTCATTGCCATAAATCGTGTCCTCAAATGTTGCATTCTCTTCCATAATTAATTAACCTCCTTTGTATTTAAAATTGAACTACCTTCGTTTCCCAGAAACTTAAAAATTATTCAAATGAGTTTCAAGAATCACCTCCTTTTAATCCCGTTCCCTGTCTCTCGCCCACTCAAGGACGTCCGATCTCCTAAAAACCCACCTATCATCAACCCTTTCTGGAGAAAGCTCCCCTTTCTTAATCAGCAGATGAAGGGTATCGAGAGGCAAATCAAATTCACGGGCAAGGGTACCTAATTTAATAAATTTCGTTAGCGGTTCCCTCATGGACCTTCCCCTCTTCAAACATTCCTAAAAAAGCTGAAATAATTCCCGGAGTACCCCCATCGATTGACCCGGAGTGGTAGCTCCAGGGCCCCCCCCCTGCCTCCCAGGGAGATCCTATTTTTTCCCATCTCTCAGCCTCGTCCCCGTGGATTATACTCATCCCCGCTCAGCCCGTAGCTAAACGGGTTATATCCCCCCGGCGTTGCCGTTGCCTCATCCATGCCATAAGTGAAAGGATTGTAGGGTCTGCTCTCTGGAATGCCGAGGGATTCATACAACCGCCTTCTGTCGTATTCCTCCAGTGTTTCAAGAACCCCACTCCTTGTTGATGCAAGGTAAAAGTAGTTTAGGGCATGTCGGTAATGATCTTCTCCAAGTTTGCGGTATCGGTATTCCCTTGATCCTGTCTCTTGATCTTCCTGAAGGACCTTAGCCATGTTAGATACTTGTTTAGCAAAGATTTCTAATTCCTCATCTCTCTTTGGAAGAATAAGAAGAGCCGGTGAGGTAACAAGATCATGGGTTGTGTCGCAAACCTCAGTCCTATTTACCTTCACAATCATCTTATCTTCATCCCAAACCGGACCAGTTTTCACACTATCTATATAATCGCAAAGAAAGACCCGGTAAGGCTCTCCTGCCTGAAATTCCCTTGCCTTCCTCAATTCAGGTTCCATGTCGATCACTGCAAATTTGACGTTGAATCTTTGGGCTATATCGTGAACGTCATTGAAGCTTGATACCCTGGCGACGTAGCAAACCTGGAGGACCTTATCTTTCGGCTTAAAACCGATTACCACATTTAGAAGTGAGCCCACGTCAACCCCCATGCCACAAGGACCCCGGTGATTCATGGCCATAGCGTCTTGACCACAACCGGAGTAAACGTCATTGACGGTCAATCGATTATCTGCTGAGATATAGGCCATTCCAAGCTTTGAATTATAGACCTCTGCAAGGTTTCTATTAGGAGGGTCCCGGAAAGCCTTCAGGATCTTCCCAGGAGAGACGTAGACAGAGTTAAGCTGACTGATCCACCATCCCACAAGGTCCTTTGACCTCTGAGGGTATTGCGCAACCCAATGGCCATTTTTAGGAAAGATTTCTTTCTGACACTTTTTACAAACGCGAATAACCTGACCAGAAGAGAGTTCCAAGAGACAATAAGGAAACTCCAATTCAAGGCACGTCTCCGACCCACAATGTTCACAGCGGATCATCCATACCCTTTGATCACTTTCATCATAGAGTTTTGAAATCCCATAATCCGGGATAGAGGGAGTAGAGAGGTAGGATTCCTCTTTAATCTCTGAGTGTGATAATCTTTCTCTTGCTAAATCAATCATGGCAGGCTCAAAAAGATCGCTTTCATCACAAACGAGCCTATTAATGGGAATGCTACGTAATTGTGAGCTCGTTTTTTGAATGCCTTCGATTCGGGTTGTGCTCCTTGCCCCCCTGAGATATAAAAAGGCTCTTTGAACGCGTTTAATAGCTACCGAATCTGTATCTTGAACAAAAGCCTGCATTTTTTTAGGATTATCTCTAATGAGTGCGCCAAACCTTCCTTTTGAAAAATCCGAAACATCTAAGTTTGTGGGGAATAAGTATAGGACCCCTGCGGGATATTTTGAGAAGATAAGACCATGCATCGATTTGAGAACATTGATCTCAGTAACCCCCATCTGGGCGCCCTTTTTATAGCACTGAATAGGAGCCTCACAAGTAAGCATATCAATTTCATATTCGTGGCCTTCAATCTGAAATGGCCTTGTACCTAAAATAATGGATTTGGTCCAATCAAGAATTGGAGTTTTCTTTTTACTCTTACTAAAGGCTAATCCCTCAGCTTGATCCAAAAACTGATCGAGCAGATCTGAGGAGTTTAAGTCTTTTAAGGATCTCATCTCTGACATTTTCATCAACCTCTTCAATCGTCTCTAAGACGGTTTGTTGGAATCGCTGAACCTCTTCAGCGTTGTAAAGCTCTTTACAGATATCGAGGAGAAGGCTAAGCTGTTTTCTCACTTCGCCAATGTGTTTCAATCTCTGAAGGGCTAAGGCTTCCCTCTCTTCTTCTTTTGCTTTTTTAATTTTTTCATTCAGAAAATTGATTTCACGAATTACGGTATCGTTGATCTTCTTAAGCTGCTTCATACCATCGATTTTTGACCCCACGAGGGCCTTAACCACTGGAGGACTTATAGAAAGTGCCGCTTGATCGTTCTGCTGCTTCAGTCTCTTGACCACCTTGGAAATGGCCTGTTTTGAGACTTTAAGTTGTCGGGCTATCTCGCTTTGGTGAATGCCCTCCCTTAAAAGCCTTTCAACCTCTGGAAGATGAATTCTTTTCTCGAACACCTTTCACCTCACTCTTCGTCAACTGTCCTTTTGCGCGTCAACAAAGTACCTAAAGTTGACCCTTACCACTCGTTCTATTCGCCCATCTCCTAAGTTGGATAAAGACATTCTTCTTTTCTTCTCCAAACATCACGACCATGACTTGACATGATACTCAAAGATTCTTTTAATCTGTTTATCACTCCCTTATTTGTTACTAAACGTTGACCAACTCTCTTGTAACTTATTGAATTAACATCTCCTTTACGATACTCCGCTTGATTGAGAGTCTAATGAGTCCACATATCGGTCAAGGTCTCGGATATCAAATCTCACAAGCTTTCCGATCCTCTTAGGCTTTATAGGAAAAGGGTTTTTACTCTTAGGAGCAACCGCGTTGTAAATAGTCCTGGGTGAAAGACCGAGATAAAAGGCTGCTTCCTCAACTGTGAAGAGCCTTTTCCCGTTTCTCTTTACCTGATTTTCACCTAAGTTCTTTGATTGGTTATCTAATTCCATGCATTTACCCCTTGTTCATTGGGTTTTGTTCTTAGGTTCGACAATTTTGTCGAAGGTAGACACGCCAGCCGGTTCTTACTCTCATAATCTTCCCAATTCCCTTTTAGCTTGCTGTAAAGGGTTCATTGCCCTCTGACTGAGAAGTCTGTTGATCTCCTGAAAGAAGATCCCAATGGTCAAACCTCTCCGCTTGGATTGCTCATCCTTAAAAAAGGTCTCTGTCACATCCTGAAGGGTATGGAGATCATGTACGCTAAGAAGGCTCTTGATTAGCTTTGCGTCCTTACCAAAGCTGAAGACATAATCCTGGCCGGTTTCTTTTTGGAAGGCTTCTCTCCAGTAAGCCAAAAACTCTTTAACCCTTGGGTCACCCTGTTTCTTGGGTGACACACCATTCTTTAATTCTTTAATTCTTAAATTCTTGTTTGTGGTCGTTAGCTGGTCGTTGGCTGGTCGTTCTGCTGGACGTTCGTCATTTTTAATATCTTGATAGTAGCCATAGTTACAGATGGTTATAATTGAAAATCTGTTGGTCGTTTTGATGGTCAAAATTCCGAGATTTTTTAAAAGTTCAAGTCGTGTCCTAACTTTTCTATCGGAAAGTCCCGTATCTTTTGATATTTTAGTCCTTCCCGTTATAAGCTGCCCTCGACTCAATTCCATCTCTTTTTGATTAAATAGAAATCTATTCCGTCTATGGTTCGCTCTTAAAAGTAGGTAACTGAACAAGTGAAACGCCTCGCTGTCTTTAAAAATTGGATTGTCAATAATCTTTCGATGAAGCTTGACCCATCCTTCATCACTGATCATATCCACTTGACAAATCCTTCCCTGAAAGGACACGGGATCTTGGAGAGGATGAGTCAGGGCTCACCCTCCCCTCAACCGGCCTCGCGAGACCGGGTCCCGAATCTTCATAGCCCTGTGACCGTTTATCGAAGGTCAAAATGACCTTCCCTTCATCCCCTTCGTCATCTCTGACTTTAAGAATGTATAGAATAATTTCATTTTGAGGATTTTTTAAATCGTTTCCATCTCTGGATCTCCAGATCGAAAGGACATTATCGGGAATCTGTTTTAGACCGGATGATCCTTTCAAATCGTTAAGGTGAACGACTTTATTGTCATAGGTCAATTTGGTAGGATGGACTATGAGGATGATGTGAATATTGAGATCCATCGCCCAGGATTTGATATCTCGGAGGGCTTGATCAATGGCTTGGCGTTCCTGGTCCCCTGCATACCGAAGGAAAAAGTGAAGATGATCAAGAATAACAAGTTTAATCCCATGTCGGCGTTTGGCGTAGTAAATGGAATTCCGTAACTCGGTTATCCCGATCTCACCGTAAATATCGATGAAATGCAGAGGTAAAAAGGAAATAGTCTTGAGGCTTGATTCAAGCTCCTCCTTCTTTAAATCGTAGAAGGAATAGGCAGTCTCCATCGCCACCATCTTCCGGATGATGGCCAAAGGTTTCATTTCAAAAGAGGCGATCAATACTGGATGGCCAGCCTTGGAGAATCTATACCCAAGATTCGCGGCCCAGGTTGTCTTTCCTGATCCGGTCTCCCCGGTTAAAATTGAAAGTTCATTTGATCGAAAACCCCCAAGGAGATCATCGAGGGTTTTCCATCCAGAGGGAATAGCTTTATTGATGGCGCGGCCTGAATGCAGGTCCCGGATTTCATCAAAGAAAGCTTCACTTCCCTTCACACAATTCGATTTGAACGAATCAGAGGAAATGGTATTGATCCCGTCCAGGAGTTTTCCCTTCACTGCTTCAAAGTCTGTATTTCCTTCTTCGATTTCCTTAACCTGAGCGGATAAGAAATCAGCCAAGTGCCGCCGTTGTGAGGCAAGTATCACTTCTCTTTTGTGATAATCAATGTCAAGTCCATCAAAACCATAATCGTCCTCAAGAGTGATGAGTTCCGAAGGCTCGATATTCCAGCCTTTGGATTTCAAAGTATTCGACAATAACAGCTTGTCTATGCGGCCTATGGTCAGAGGGTGTTCGCGAATTGCTTGGAACAAAATTCGATGCTTTGGGGATAGGAAATCTTCGGATTTGAGCCCGTCGAATATGATCGCC